TAGAAAATCCTCCTTTTTTTGGGTTTTATTTTACAATTTGATTATATCACAAATTGGAGGATTTTTCTATATATTTAGACTAAAAAACCGCATAAAATCAAGGTTTTTTGAGTTTCGCAATTGACTATTATCAATTAAAAAAAGGAGGAAATTAAAATGGCATTTACAAGTATTAGCAAGGATATGAATATCATATCGGTACTTAGCGATTTACCAAATGAGGATGATGGCTTAAGCCCATCCGAATTAAAGGCAAAATTTGACGAGGCAGGTTTAGCAGTTAAGCAGTATATTAACGACACTTTAATTAGCGAATTAGAAGGTGAAACTGCAAGCGAAAACTTAGGAGCAAAGGCTATTACAGGAGTTGAGGGGGCAAATATTTACGCACAGCTTAACAATTTAAAAACTCAGCTTGATGATTTAACAATGGGCGAAATTCCGGATAATTCCTTGCAAACAGTAAAATTGCAAGACGATTGTGTTACTAATGCGAAATTGGGCAGTGATGTTACTGCATTAATTACTGCATTAACCAATGTTAAAGTTCCAACAGGGACAATACTTCCATTTGCTGGTAGCACGGCACCGTCAAATGCAATTATTTGCGATGGCAGTGCAGTTTTACGAAGCACATACTCAGCACTTTTCACTGTAATTGGCACTACTTACGGAGTTGGCGATGGGTCCACTACCTTTAATGTGCCAAATTTAAAGGGCAAAATTCCAATAGGCTATAATTCTTCCGAGAGTGAATTTAATTCATTAGGAAAAACAGGCGGAGAAAAAACGCATACCTTAACAAACTCAGAAATGCCTTCGCATAATCATCCACAAACCGCACACAATCATAATTTGGTTTATTCAGGCGGAGGAAATATAGGGCTTAATAATGGATCAAATGGCTATGGTTTATTAAGTTGGGATACCACAGGAGATGGCAGTTTAATAACTAATAATGCCACACCGAGTATAGGCAGTGTTGGTTCAAGTTTATCACACAATAATATTCAGCCATACATCACAGTAAATTATATCATTATTGCACTTTAAAAAGTGGAAAATGGAAAGTTGAAAGTTAGGCAAAAAGTAGGGGCAATTCACGAATTGCCCGAATAATTAAATTAAGAATTAAAAATTAGGAACAGATGAGATTGCTTCGTTTCACTCGCAATGACACCTTAATATACATTAAAAAAAGGAGGTAATTAAATGTCAACCCCAATGGATACCTATTATTCTTCAAAAATCAATATTTCACAAAAGGAATATGATAACGAGAAAAAAGCCAAATTAAACGACATTGAAAAATCTTATAAAAACCAATATGAAAAAATCATTAATGCCAAAAATGTTAAGGATAGTGATTTTAGTAATAAAGAAAAAACATATAAAGATAAAACAAATATTTTGAAAAGCAATGCTTTTGTTATGGGGAAAATTTTAAAAAAACGCATTGGCACAATTGATAGTTTGCATGGAGTTAATAATTCGGGTTTAACAAAAAGGTCAAATGAAAAGTCCGATTTTACAACAAATAAAAAAGTATTAGATTATAATAATCAGTTAAAAAGCGATATTCAGACTACAAATGAGCAAAAAAATAAAAATCAAAAGGATGCCTTTGATAAGTTAAATTCTTTAAATTTAGAAACAAACAGAAAAAAGCAAAAAGTTGAGGACGATTATAAACTAAAACTCCAAAAACTTTATAATCAAATTGAACTAACCAAGAGGCAATATAACGCAAAAGAACTTGAAAAGAAGCTAAAAAGCTAAGTAACAAGTAACAAGTAACAATGAACAGGGAGCAAGTAACAGATAAATGTAGAATGAGTAACGAATTTGACATTTTAGAGTGTAGGGAACGGTTTTAACCGTTCCGAGTAGATAAAACTTATGAAAGGATGATAAATTTTGAAACATATTGATTTTACAATTGATATTGGTGGAACAGTAAGTTGCACTACAAGCGGAGTATTGGTAAGCGGAGAAAATTTTGCAACGAGGATTACGGCAGTATTTCCAAACGAGTTAGCAGACTATGATAAATACATAATTTTTCACACAAAAAATGGGGTAATAAATATTGAGGACAATAGGGTGTTTAGCATTGAAGTAGTAATGCAAAACAGTTACTTTGATATACCTTTAGCCTTAATTAATGCTGTAATTGATGAGATTTCTTTTAGAGCCGTTAATGCTGAAGGGAAGGTATATCCTAGTGTATCTTGTGCTTTTCCACCAATTATGGATACTCTTTTGCCGGATAGCTCTGCGGCAATAGAGCCTTTACTTACAGGACTTGTGCTAAATGAAGGGCAAAACATATTAATAACCGAAAGTGTTGTAGGGACTACAAAAAATCTTACTTTTTCATTAAAAAGCCCACTTGAAAGTCCAATAGAAATTTGGGAGGTAAATGGGCTAACTGATGCACTATTGTTAGATAATAAAGCAGACAAAGTGCCAACAGCAACGCAGGATAACTTTGTTTCTTTTGACGATGTGGGAAATATAAAGGATAGTTTAAACAAAGCAAGTGATTTTGTATTACAAAGCAAATTACCTATTGAAAAGTGGGACGCAACAAAAACTTATACTACAAATGATATGGTATATTATCTTAACACAAAAATAAGCGGTTATACTTGTTATAGGGCTAAAAGAGAAACTTTAAATGATATTCCAAGCCAAAGTGAAGATGATTGGGAAACCTTTACTGTTGACTATGCTGAGTATGCTACTGTTGCCAGAGATTATTTAGAAGGATACGAAATAGACACAGCATTGTTGGAAAAAATCCCAAAAACGGATATAATTAATGACTTAACAACAGGGGGAACAACGAAAGTTTTATCTGCTGAACAAGGAAAAACACTTCAAGATAATAAGGCACAAGCATACAATGTATACGATGGTTTTAGTGGTGGTTCAATGGCAAGTGCAAGTTCTGGTGGTGCAGTTGGTTATGTTGCAAGTACAGGTTCAGGTGGTGCAGTTGGTTATGGGGCTTCCGCAGGTTCAGGTGGTGCAGTTGGTGAGGGTTCAGTTACAACAGATGGCTTTGCAGGTGGTAAAAATGCAAAAACACAAGATGGCGAAGCATCTATTGACGCAATTCAATTAGGCACAGGAACAAATCAAACTCCAAACTCATTACAAGTTTATAGTTATGTATTAATGAATGCAGACGGTTCTATTCCTGCCGAACGAACAGCAGATAAAGAGCCTCTAAAAGGCGAAGACGATAACTATGTAACTGATGCAGAAAAAGTTGTTATTGGCAACACAAGTGGAGCTAATACAGGAGATGAAACTGTATCTACAATAGGAACTCTAATTAATGGAGCAGATGCAAAAACTACTCCTGTTGACGCAGATATGGTTGGTTTAATGGATAGTGCTGATAGTAATACTACTAAAAAGTTATCTTGGGCATATATCAAGTCAACATTATTAACAGCATTTAAGAATGTAGCTAGTGGTTTAGCAGGACTTGACGCAAATAGTAGAATTGCAGTAGCACAATTACCAACCGCTGTTGGAAGAAAAATAGCTTCGTATATTGTAACAGGAGAACTATACGAAATTAGTTTTTCTGCCGAAGGACTTATTGATATTAATAGAGACGGGGGAGTATATAGAATTGTTGCTCAATATAGTGGGTTAAGTGATGCTTATACTGGTCCTCTATATATGTATATTAATACCGATACTATGAATGATTTAAATGATTATTGTTCAGGTGTTGCAAGTGGAACTATGAGTTTAGTCGCTTCTATCGGCACACAAGGTGCTCATAGTTATCATAGTGATATACTCTTAACTCTAAATTCACAAAGTGATTCTTTGGCACAAGCAAAATATGTTAAAGTCAGTATGACAAATGCAACAACTATGGGTTCTGTCTTATCTGGACTATGGTGTAAAAAAACATCAGTCTCTAATATTACAGCAATTAAATTTGGTAATTTTGAAGAATATGCACTGAATATAGGACTTGAAATATCAATTTATAGTATGGGGGATTTATAATGAGTAGAATTGCAATTATAGGGCTAAACAACGAGGTTACATATTCCGAAGTTGAAAGAGGGCAAATTATTATTTCAGAAGAAATATTAGCAAGTCAAGTAAGACAAGATAGAAATGAACTCTTAGCACAAAGCGACTGGACACAACTTAACGATAGTCCTTTAACACAAGAACAAAAAGAACGATACAAGATTTATAGACAAGCATTAAGGGATATTACCGAACAAGAGGGTTTTCCTTTAAGTGTGGTATTTCCAAAACTTTTTGAGGAGGCTTAGCAAATAATGGAGGAGAAAGAATTATTAGAAAGATTTGCACGATTAGAAAGGGATAGAGCAGTAACAGAGCAAAAATTAGAAAGCATTGGCGACAAAATTGATGCAATATCCAAGGATATAAGGGAATTAAAGGGCAAAAGTGGGCAACGCTGGGATATGGTTGTTAATCAAATAATAATGGCAATAATTGCCGTTACAATAACTATTATATTAAAAGGCGGATTATAAAAGAAAGAAGGTTAAACAAATGGAACAATTAATTAAAGAATTTCTAATCGATAAAGCACTTATACTATTACCTTGTTTAATGATTTTAGGTGCAATATTGAAAAACACACCAAAATTACCAAATTGGCTAATACCTTACATAATGCTTGTTTTGGGTATTTTAGGCGGTATTGGGCTAATAGGGTTTAATGCACAAGGCATAATTCAAGGAATTTTAGTTGCAGGCTCAGCAGTATTTACTCATCAATTAGTAAAACAAACAGGAGAGGGTATTTCTATTAATAGTTTTAATACAAAGGACGGTGGGCAATAATGAATTTAATTCAAAGTATATTGCCTATCTCTCCCAATTGCAGAGGTGGAACTAAAATGAAACCTAAATGGATAGTAATTCACGAAACAGGCAATAAAGACAAAGGAGCAAATGCAAAGGCACACGCAAGTTATCTTTCTAATGTAACAAAAGCAAAAACTCCTTATGTGTCTTGGCATTTTACAGTAGATAGCGATGGAGTTTATCAGCACATTCCTGAGGATGAGATTTCGTGGAATGCAGGGGATTGGAATACTAACAGAGAAAATGGCGGTTGTGCAAAGGGTATTAGTATTGAAGCGTGTGTAAATTCAGATGGCGACTTTACTAAGGCAATGCAAAATGCCTATGAATTAGTGGCTTACTTAATGAAAAAGTGGAATTTAGGGGCAAATGTAGGGGGCATTGTTCGTCAACATTGGGAATTTACTAAAAAGAATTGCCCTGAAACAATAAGGGAAAAAGGAATTTGGCAAGATTTTTTAAATGGTTGTCAAGCAGAATTAGAAAAGTTAAACAAACCTATTCCTCAACCTTCAATTGACTACAAGACTTTATATGAGCAAGGACAAAGTCTATTAGCACAAACAAAAAATGAATTGTTAATAGCAAAATCAAGGGCAGATTTATTAGAACCAAAAGCAATAAAACAACGAGATGCAATATTTGAAATAGATAAAATAATTCAAGCCACAAAATAATACTATTTCGCATTAGAAAAAGCAGAGATTTTTCACCTGAAAAGGTAGAAAAAACTCTGCTTTTTTGGTATAATATAGTAAATGAAAAACAATAAAATACAAACTAATTATCAAGTAAAATTTTCATTTGAAACAGATATTTTAATGCCACAATGGTGTTATACTACTCCTCTCCTAAAATACCAAATTTAAACTTGCCTTTTTCTCGTTCTACTGCGTTGACAGAACCCACCAATACACACAGTATTGGTGAAACCTGTCGCCTTGTATAACAAAAAAATTCTGCGTTTAAACTCGACATTTTAAGAGAGGAGTAGTATAATAGATATAGTGCTTTATTTTAGAAATAAATCACTTAATTAATTTAGCTTTTCGCAAAGCCATTACAACAACAACCGACAAACCGCCACCTATCAAAGCAGTTACAATTTGTGGCCAAGTAAAATTAAGATTTAATGTGGCAGTTAAGCCTTTTACAATAGCTGAAACAGGTTTATTAAGTGCCTGTGCTTTATTTTGAATTTCAGTAATGTTTGTAAGTATTGGTATAATAAATTTTGATACTGCAAACCATAAAACTATAAATTTTGCTATTGAGGCTGTTACAATTGCAATAATGTTAAATGTAAAGCCTCTTTTTTTTGTAATTAGCCAATATAATAAAACTAATGTTGCATTTCCTAAAACAACAACCAAAATCATTTGAGGGAAAGCAATATGCCCTTGTAAAAATGCAATTATAGGAGATAAAATGCTAACTGCAAGTCCTGAGTAAATACCGCCTGATTTTACTGAAACATATAAGACTAAGTTAACCAACGAGCCAATAATTAAGACCGAAATAATAGTGTCTCCAATTAATAATCTAAGCGATTGAAATGCAACGCAAAGGGCAAGTAGCATTGCAGTGCGGACGAGCCATAGTGTTTTTTCTTTCATAATTTTTCCTTCTTTCATTTATAGGTACTGTCAAAAATTTTACTTTAAAAACAGCTGACAGCACCTAATTTTCGCTGTTT